GACGCTGTAAAGAAACCTTGTTCCGAGCAGCCATACGGGCCGCTGCTTCGGCAGACTCTTCCAAGCTGTAGGGGTCTTTAAGGTTGAACTCTTTTTGACTCTTCGGGACGAACTGAAAGGGACCAGCCGCCCCGGAGTTCTTGTTGTAAGCCCGTACATTCCCCTGACTTTCAATAGTTTCCGTCCGGCTGAGGTAACCCTCAGGCAAGCCATAGCGGTCTTCAAGGGAACGGAAGTACTGAGCTTTGTCTACCATCGTCAGGGCCTTTTAGCTACATGGGCTCTCGCAAGAGATACGTTGGCACGAAGCTGTGAGATGTCCTCGTTCGAGTTACGACGCTCCTCATCTGCCCGTTCCTTAGCAGCCAGACGACGCTCATCAAGGTCGATACGAAGTGCAGCCTCTTCCGCCTTCTGTTTAACAGCTCTGTCGCGGATTTCCAAGTCCTTGGCCTGAAGCTCAATCAGCGGATCTGCGCCCTTCGGTGGGTTGAGATCTGCCATAACCTTGTCGATCATCTGCGCTTCGATCTGCGCCTGTTGTTTCATAAGGGCCTCGGGCGGAGGCATGGGGGCTCCCTGTAACTGCTGCATCTGTTGCATGATCATCTCATGCGCTGCCATTGATACATGCTCAAATACGTGGGCCAGCAAGATCCCGTAGACTTGCGGAGAAGTCTGGATCAACTGCGATTTGATGAAGGCCATATGCGCTTCAATGTGGGCTACATGGTCCTGATCCGGAAAAACCTGAAGAGCAGGAGCACCGTTGGGTACAAGCATAGAACGAGCATTTTCAATTGCCGGACTTTGAGGTTGTGGCTGGGGGGGAGGTGGCAGGATCATGTCAATATTCCGGACATCGAGTGCGGAATACATGCGATGATAAGCCTCATACTGGTTATGCAGCTGCGGGGCTTCCTTTGCCAACTGCAACTGCTGCTGGGCCAGCGCGATACGCTGGGTCATGCTGAAGATGTTGGGATCGCTGACGGGCAGGATGTCAATCTTGTCGTCAAAGTCTTGACGCTTAATATCCGGAGTGCCGCCTTCTACCTCATATGGGTACTGGTCAGGCATATACTCGGCAAACACCTGAGCCAGTAACCGCAACTCCTGCTTTTGGGCATAATGCAGACGCTTGTGCACCGCGCTCATGACGCGAGAGCCACGTTCCAGCAAAGCGATGGTGGTTCCAACTGGCAGCTCTTGGTTGCCATCTGACATACCGAGATCGGCAGTCCCGAGGAACTTCTCTGCCGACGAAACAACGAAGCCGAGCAGCTGGAACAGGGTTGCAGAGGGTTCTTTGTAGGGCAAAGGCAGCAGATTCTGCGCCAAGTCCCCGCCGGGTGCGTCGACATCGCGCCATTCGCCCGGTTGCAGTGGGGATTCCTGATCTTGGATCCGCAAGCCACGCGCTTTGAACCCGGCAGGAAGGTTTGCCAGCGTACCAGCGTCGATTAGCTGGCGCAAAATGGAAGTTCCGCTGCGGGCAAGGTTGCCCAACAGGTGGATCAGGCCAAAACCGTAGAAGCCAAGGCCGGGAAGGAACTTATAGTGGACAAAATACTGCTTTTTCTTTTTCCGGACGTCATCTTTTTTGTAGTTGCGGCGGATTGCCAGTACGTCGCCGGAGTCAGAGTCAATTGTTACGATGTATGGCAGCTTGATCCCGGTGGGTTCGCCGTCATCGTCCAGATCTTCGAAGCCTTCGATGTCCAAATAGCAGTGGCACTCCCACAAAACGTAGTCTTTGGGGTCACCCGACGGCTCGATCCCGGAAATCCGGTCAATTTTTTCGTCAATGTCGCTACGATCAGGCTCCGTTGGGCCTGTCAACTCCACATTACGGTAGAATCCGGTGACCTGTTGCTTGCGGAGTTCGTTTTCCGAGACCCGTAACACATGGGTTACCCGTTCTGCGGTCGCCAAATCGCGTGAACCGTAGGGAACGATGAGATCTTTTGGCAAAATGTAGGGGCTAACAGCCCGTCCGAAGTCGCCATCGTAGTAAACCTTCTTGAAAGCCGAGCCGCCGTAGCCAACATAGAACAGCATCTGGTCAAACTCGGGGTCATACTCCTCCATGACTTCCGTAATCTGATAGTTCATGTAGTTTTTGACGCGGTCAGCTTGCTGTTCGCGCTCAGGTGTCACCTTACCAACGATACGCGCACGGGCAGGGCCGCTCGCAGGGAGCAGTTCTTTGTACGACTGCGCCTGAAACTGGGTGACAGCCTCGTTCAGCAGGGGATGGGTTACGCCAGTCGATCCGTTAAACGGCTCAGTGCGCTCTGTATACGTAAGACCAAGGAGAGTAAGACCCTCTTCGTAAGTCTTTTTCCATTCCTCACGGCCTGAATCATCTTCATCAATAGCAGACGAGAGATCCTGACTGATGGTTGCAAGAGCACTGTTATCCAGAACCAGTGCCAAATTGTCACCAAAACCGAGTGAAGATATGTCCATTTTCTCTGGATCTGTGTCGCCAAAAGTGATTGTAGCTCCACCATCTTCATCCTCCTCAATCGTGAAATCATCGCTCTCGTCAATACCGTCTTCCGGCAACTCGACCTCCGCGCCACCAAGGTCAGAGGACAAAGGACCGTTGTACAAGGAATCTTCTACGTTATTGAAGGGAGATTTTGCCATCAGTAATAAACCCTGTACGTTGACCTCGGACCTTCGTCCATGGTGTAGTCATCCGGATGTGTAACAAAGCCACCCTGCCGGAATCGCATGAGGGCCTGTGAAGCGCAGTCAACCAAGTCGTCGTGCTCACCGTTGGGGAACGCGGCTATCTCCTCGACAACCTCTTCCGCCCAAGATGCCTCTGGCCTCCAGACAAGCCCCGCTTCAAACAGGGAAGCAATCGAGTTCAGACGTACATGCTTATCATTCCCACGGCTCGGCGTAAAGTCCACCGCCGGGATGCCTACGCTCCGGAGTTCCTGTAACAGAGGGAGGCCCGCAGCCTTTGCTTCGATCAGCACGGTCTCCGGTTCCCAGTACTTGTACTCTTCAAGGGCAATGCGTTTGAGCTCGGGGAACTCCCATCTGCCTTTCTTGCAGTCCAGCAAGATGACGTTCGCCGGGCCATCCTCTCTGGGGTAAAAGACCCCCCACGTCTGGATCGCGCTGTAGTCAGCCGTCTTCTTTTTGGTGTGCGCCGTGTCGTAAGACTGCATGACGTATTGCAAACGGGGAACCTTCTCCTGCTCCCACACGTTCCACCAGCTACGCTTGATGATGGACACCGAGTCCGCCGTTGGCTGCTGCATGTACTGCGCTTGCCACTTGGACAGGGTGATCGAAGCCTTGATCCCCTCAAGTTCCTCAAGCTTCCAGTACTCAGGCCAGAGCGGCTCACCGCTATCCAATATTGCCGGAAACTCCACGACCTCCCACTGATCGGCTTTGGGATCTGTCGCTTGCTGCTTTAAAAGGCGGGCGGTCAGATCCGCCTCCCCCCACCGGGTCATAACAACAAGGATCGCCCCTCCGGGCTGAAGACGCTGGCGTGGTCCGGATTGATACCATTCCCATGCGCCTTCCATTGCTGTTGGTGAGAGGGCGTCTTGTTCTGAGTGCGGATCGTCAACAATGAAAAGATCCGCGCCGCGCCCTGCGATATTACCCCCAACACCCGCTGCATAGTACTCTCCTCCTTGATCGGTCTCCCAGCGATACGCTGCCTTGGAATCTGACCGTAGCTTCACTTCTGGAAAGATGGGCTTGAACATATCCCCATCCATTAGGTTTCTCACTTTACGCCCAAACCGGATCGACAGATCAGCGGTATGGGTCGCTTGCATAATCTTCTTGTCTGGCATCTGCCCTATGAACCAAGCCGGAAACAGGTAGCTGGCAAACTCAGACTTCGTATGCCTCGGCGGCATGTTGATGATCAAACGCTTGAGCTCGCCACGCGCCATGGCCTCAAGCTTCTCAGCAACAATCCTATGGTGTCTCCCGGCAATAAACCCGGGCCACACAAACTTAACGAAATCAAGAAAGCCAACCTTGGCCTTCTCTAGAGTGGCAAGTCTCGCCGCTCTTTCCAAAAGACGAGCGTATTGGCGAGCCGCGTCTTCCGGGAGGCTATGTGCAAGTTCAGAGGGCAAAGGATAAAGCTCCGTAGATAAAAGGGGACGGTAGCAAGATCAAAGCCATAGCTACCGTCCCAAGTCTAGGGAGGAACACCATGGAGCAGACAAGGTGTACGCGCAATGTATACCAGCATGCCGCTCTTCGCAAGTGCAACATATGGAAAAAGCAAGTCTTTTATTTGTCATCTTTTGTTTGTAGCTTGCAGACGTTCACCTCACCTGTGGGAGTTTGCCATGTCTGTTGTTATCGGTACTGCTGTTATAGAACGTAACGAGGGCGAGATCGATCTCGTTCAGTTCAACCTGTCCGACGAATTTATGGAATGCTCGTTGCCAGAGCGCATCGGTGCACTCTATATGCTCATCGATCATTTGTACGACCTGATGGACGATGACTACATCATCGTTGAAGAAGACGAAGAAGGCGAAGACGACGAGTGGTCAGAAGAAGACCTCGCCTAACCCTCACAACCTACAAAGCAATAAATGGGGGGCTTCGGCTCCCCATTTTTTATGGGAGGTTCCGAGTGGTGGACCTGACGCTGTTCTCCTGTGGTCCACCTAAACAGAGGGGAAACAGCAAAAAACCTCTGACCTCGGTTATTAACCGGTACACTACAATGTCAACGCGGTCCAATAGTTTTTGAAATTTTTATTATGGGGTGGGGGTAGGGGACCCATTACTATTAGTTGACAATTAGGGGGTAGGCCAAATGTTTTGAAGTTGCTGCCGTTCCGGGGAAAATCGGATTTTTAGGTGAGTCCTGCGAGCGGGCGGGCCTAAAAGGGGGGTCGGCGATTTAAACCGTCGGAAACCTGACAGCTGGAAATCTGCCAAGGGACCCGAGACTAAGTAGTTTTACTTACGACTAAGGTATAGGTTGACAATGTCAATTGTATCATGTAGAGTATAGGCACGGTTGAGAGTGGTTCTTAATCGTAGAGAAAGAAAGAAAGTCACATGACAAAAGAAACATCACGCTACGTGATCCCCATGCGGATCATCACACTGGACGACGTCGGGCACGGTATCCAGACTTGGAAGACCGGAGAACTTGTCGGGGTGTCCGCCCGCCATATCGAGTCGATCCTGAATATCCCATCGATCAAGTCTGATGATCTCGGCGGTAAGGTCACTCGCGAATGGCTGTTCGAGGTCGGCGGGCCCGAGAGCTTCACAGGGTTCGTCATGCATATCTGGGACTGGAAGGGGTCAAGCGGGCAGGGTCGTTGGTCGACGTTCGGGCCCCATGCCTACTTCGAAGTTATGTTTGGCGAACACTATAAGCCCTACGATACGACAGTCGGGTTCAAGGCCCGCGACTCGATCCTCGCTTAACCCCATCGGGCCCGCTTCGGCGGGCCCACCAACCATAGGAGAAAGACCATGATTATCATCAGTGACGCAAGACAAGACGACCGTATCCAGAGAGCCTTTGACGTGTTGCATTCGAACGGGGTTAGGGTTCTACTATCGATATCGGTAGAGGATATCTATGAGGTTGCGGCAGAGCAAGAGATGACAGTGACGCCGGAGCGGGCACTGGCGATTGTCGACATGATCTATAAGGAGCACATGTCGGGCGACGATTGGCAATCTATCACCGACCGTGTCGGCGAGATGCTAGCGGACTAATCTTTAAACACTGGCGATTCTAGCGAGCGGGCGCGGCGGTTCAGTCGGGCCCGCTTTTTCGTTTCCGGCGGGCGCAACAATCCGGTCGAGGCGCAAAATAATTTGTTGACACTGTCAAAGGTCACTGATAAACCTATATGGCCTGAACGGTTCAGGTTAAGGAGAAAGATTATGGACTCATACATTGCAAAGCGAGGCGAAGGGGTTACCGCGTATGTCGGGCCTGACGCGACACGGTTACTGCATGCTTTCGCGGTTAAGCATGCTCTGAAGGCTATCAAGCATGGCATGCGGTTAACCCGCACTGCTACTCCGAAGGCTTCTCTTGAGAGGGCCGGAAAGATTACAGGCAAGGTCTACAAGCGGGGCCAGTATGATCAGGCCATTGCTGATGTGGACCAGTGGATCTACACCATGCAAGCGGCCCTGCCTGTCATCACGAACGACTAACCCTATCGGGCCCGCTCCGGCGGGCCCACCACATGTCATTAGGAGAAAGCACATGACACGTCCATTGCACACTATCGCCCGCGAGATATCTGTCGATTGGAAGAAGCCCTACTTCGGAGCGGTTCCATATCTGCAAGCCATGGCGACGCTAAGTTCCATCGAAGACCCTTTTTACTATGATTCTGGAGATAGCATCGTTCGCTACTTTCTCGCGAACGCTGCCACTTGGCGGGGCGAAACCGCCAAGCGGATCAAGGCTGAATTGAAAGCCATGCTCTAACTTGTCGCCCTGCTACGGGGGCCCGCTTCGGCGGGCCCTTTTTTTATGCCTGTATATTATAACACTGGCGATTCTAACGAGGCGCGGCGGGCGATTCTCTCGGGTTCTATCTTAAACACTGGCGATTCTTTCGAGCGGGCGCGGCGGGCGATTCCGGCGGGCGCAATAAATCGCGGCGATTTATTTTGGCGATTTATTAGTTGACAATGTCACCGGATCCTGTTAAACCTAATGAGTCTTTTAAACCGAAGAAAGGGTTATCCTATGGACATTAACGAGGTGGTTGAAACCATTAATAAACTCGAAGCGGCGGGGTATATTGTGGCAATCTTTAGGCCACACGATACGCAATGGATTATTGATAGCGAAGAAGTTGAAGAAGCAATGATTGCAGCCGGACAAAAATTTATAGCTTCTAACCATAGAAAGGATTCTAACAATGATTAAGACAGTGGACGCAATGGTCGAAGCTTTAAAGCGCGGACAGTTCGCGGGCGTGATTCTTTACGAGGGTCCGAGTCGATTGGACGGCAAGCCGATTGCTGTTATCGCAAACCGCATAACGACAAAAAGCAATAATGATAAGACTGGCGCAATGGTCCAAACTTTTATTGTTCGGTCCGACATTAATCCGGTCGAGGCTTTACGGTCCGGCGATGACGCGTCAGTGTGCGGAGACTGCAAGCGGCGGCCTAGTGTCGCGAAAGCGGCGGGCATCAAACCTTGCTATGTTAAGGTGTTCCAGTCGGTTCTTTCGACATGGAAAGCCTTGGGGCGCGGGCGATATGCTCGCCCGATTGTAGACTATGATCCTAGGATCCTGCCCGATTTGTTCGAAGGTAAAGCCTTTCGCATGGGTTCCTACGGGGATCCTGCTGCTGCACCCTTTGCAATGTGGGCGCGGGCTGTTAAGCGGGCGGCGATGGTTAACGGTTATTCTCATCAGTGGCACAAGCCAGAGTTCGCTAAGTTCAAAGCCTTGACCATGGCAAGCGCGGACAATGAAGCCGAAGCCTTGCAAGCATGGGACGCGGGCTGGCGCACGTTTAGAGTTCGGGCGAAAGATGAAAGCCGCTTGTCAAACGAGGCGATTTGTCCGGCATCGAAAGAGGCGGGCGCAAAGGTTTCCTGCACCGATTGCAAAGCATGCGGCGGGCACTCGGCAAAGGTCCGCAAGTCCATTGTCATCATGGCACACTAAGGGGGCAGGGGGGCGAAAGCCCCCTTTCCTTTGTCCGCTGTCTTTACACTGGCGATTCTGTCGAGTCCTTGTATTCTGGCGATTCTTTCGAGCGCGAGGCCGCGAGTTCGAGGAAAGCCGACCACATCCCCCTGCCAATGGGCAAGATCATCAAAGGTTCTGGCGATTCTGTCGACGGGTCGTGCAGTTGGGTCACGTGTTCTGCGCCATAAATCCTGACGACCCATGCCCGAGGGTGGCTGATCAGGTTATAGACATTGCGTGAAACGCGGGACCGCTTGGTCTGCCATGCAATTTGCGCGGGTCTCCACAGTCCATCCCCTTGAAATTTTATGGTAGAACAGACCTTGAGTTCGCACCACAGCTCAATGGTGGTTTCCTGCGACAGAGAAGGCCACACATAGGCCCCGTTCAGGTCGGGGATACCCGAACCCGCCCAAGCCTCGATGCGGGTCCAGTGAACGTCCTTGTCGGTTTCCTTTTTCAGGTGTTCCCAGATTGCTTTTTCGGTCTTCATTCGTCGAGCTCCGCGAGGGTGTCGGGTGACTCGTATGTGGGTATGTCCTCGCCTGTTTCGGAGCGCATGGTCTTGACCATGTCGATGGTTGGGCCTGTCCCCTGTGCAAGCGCGGGAAACTCAGCCTGAAGGCGCATGATCTCGGCAAGAACCTCC